ATTGGTATATTTGATGGACCTGGTGAGAACTTCTGTAAGGAGATGTCCGGTTGGGCATACGAATGGCAAAGACAATCACCAGTCTCTAACAAAGCGAGTAACAAAGATGGTTGGCAAAAAGACTGTCTAGGTATTGATCAGTTTGATCCCATCGTTGACATGCTTCTCAATCAATTTGCGGAGTATATGAAAGTCTACGAACTTAAAGAATCCATCTATGCCAAGGTCACTAAACTGTTTCTAAACATCAACCCTGCTGGTGCGTCAAATTATATGCACCACCATATGGGTGCCGATTGGAGTGGTGCTTTCTTTCTACAGTCAGACCCTAATCCGGGTACGTCTGGTGACTTACACATTCTAAACCCAAACAGAAACTCTTTTCTGACTACAAATTACGACACTGACTCTAGATACCACTCCATACCTTTTTCACCTTTCGTTAATCGTGGACTGTTCTTTGCGTCACATCTAGTACACTATGTTGATCTCAATAGATCAAACACTGATCGAATCAGCATAGCATACCATATTGATGCTAGTCATTATAAAATCTCTGATTTCAAAATCGACTTTTAGTTCCACGAAACGCCGACAAAAAATTCCGGTAAAAAATCGCCCACAGGTTTTTTTAGCCCATGCGACCAGAAACACGTAAATCGATGGAAATGCTGTTTACAGCAAAATGGAACTTGCCGAAAGCGGCAAGAAACTGCGGTTTAACGGATAAAGAGATGAAAATCACATTTAACGAATATTGTACTTTTCATCCCCCTACTTGGAAAACTGAATAATCAGCGAGGCGACAAGATTCTTAGATTGTCGCCTTTTTTAGTGCGATTATCGATATATTGTGAACTATCGGTATAAGTCATAATCTCACGCATGTCTGCGAAGATGACATCTAGGTATTCTGGTCTCAAAGCGAAAATGACTCGTTTATCGTCATTTCTGTCAAGTTCGAATTGGTAGTTTGACACACTTTTCACCAAACTGCCGCCAGCGAGCACATATGAGACACCACCATAAGAATACTTAAACTGGAAGTTCTCATCAACATGCATACCGCCATTTAGGAGCAATCTACCATCACCTGCCTTTTGCTCTATGGTCTCATAGTGGTGGATTTCTTCTAATTGTTCTTTAGAGTACTTATTATCAAGATAACGCTGTAGATCATATCCACTCATAGGCCATTCATCACGAACATTGATAATATTATTCGCAAGAAGGACCACCCAGTCTAATTCTGGATCGTCATAAAGGATTTTAGCGACATTATCGGGTCTGTCATCACCACTGATACTGAATTTATCAAATACAGTGGCGTTTTCGAAGAAGTCGTCTCTAATTTTGGCACGCTTAAACAAGTTCTTCGTTCTGGTAAAATCAGACGAAGAGTTCCTGTTGTCAATGAACGATGGTAGAAGAATATCTGGGAATAGGTCGAAGTATGCCATTAGAAACCTACGTCTTCTGAGTTGATTTTGTTAATTGCTCCCAATCCAAGTCCACCTGCGCCTTCTGAATCAAACAAGTCTTTCTGACTTGCCTTACTAAAGTCTCTATAATCTTGTTCGAAGATTGGTGTTAGTTCTGTAAAGTTCAACGTCATGTTCATGATAGTGGGTTGAGAACCCGCTTTTTCATCTTCATATGACTGATATAGACCACCAGGAGCATAATCTACTTCTGTTGATGTGAGAGCACAGATCTTATATCTAGGCAAAGCACGAATCGGATCGTTATTTCCTGTCAGATAACGCAATCTAAAGACGTTTGGAGATCCTAAAAACAGTGTTTGTTCTTGGATTCGCTTTGCTGCCATTCCTTGCTTAAAGAAGCGTATGATCTTTCTACAGATCGATGCTTCTGTATCGGAGCTTGGAGCGAACCTGAATTGGAAAGCAAAGTTCCTGAGTTTCGGACCACTAAACAATAACTCTAGGTTTGGGTTGATAGTATTACCTGTTCCGCGAGCGATGAACTGTGCCGGATCTACGTTAATACCAATTTTTCCTAGACCATATTGTGCTAGGAACGCAGATACTAATGTTCCTGCTGGTGTTCCAGGACTAAACTTACCTTGTCCAATAGCATTGAAGAAATCTCCAAACCCACTAAATGTATTCGAAAGCAAATCAGTAATATTTCCACGTAATCCAGCATTTGCGGCTTCAAATGCCCCGAAGAAAGCACCTGCTTCGACAGGATTTACTCTAGAGTCACCCCAATCAACAGAATTACTCATCGAAAGATTGTTTGGAATTGGAAGTCTAACAACTCCCATATAATCGTTTAAGTTGGAATTTCTTTTAAGACCGTTTGTAAGGGTCTCAATAAATTTTGGTTCTTTTAGACTATCAAATTGAGGTGGTTTATACGTAAACTGTTCGATGGCGAGATAATCTTGTCCAGATCCATATAAAGCATCTTCTGGATACTTTAAGGAGAGTATTTTGTTATCCCCTGTGATAGACTGGATAAAATCGACTACTTCTTCTTCTGGCACCAAGATCGGTAGTTGTGCTGGAGGCACTGGTGGATCAGGTACTGGTGGTGTATATGGATTAGCAGTATCTAGAGCATTTACCCAAAGATCTGTTGTTCCAGATCTACCCGCAGCATCTAGAACCTCTTGTTCACTTCTGGAGGACAACTTATTAAATCTTTCTTTGTATAGTCTGATTTGCTGCTTATATATTGTCTGAAATTCTTGTGATGCTATCAGTGCTTTGTACTCAGCACTCGAAGGTTTAAAGTCCTGAAATGGAGTTGAAAACCAGTTTTGCTCGTCAAAAGAAAGTGGTTGTAGGAAGTCGTTATTAGCAATATCTAAACTGATAGTTGCTTTCCACCCTTTACCATCAGCGTCTACAAACGAAAGAGTTGTGATAGAATTCTTGTATGGTCCAAATACTGACTTTGGTGCTGCCATCAGTAAACACTCCTTCCGGTGATGGGGACTTCTACGCCACCTAAACTACGTACAAATTCTTCCGCAGGCAGCAATGATGCTTTGCCCCATTCTTCTGCTGCCACTTCTAGGAACAAACTTCTAACATTAGATTTCAAGTATTTATGGAACCCTGCCGACCCGAAAAGAAATCCCATATAGTCCGATCCACCATTTTCGAGATCCTCCCGGAGATAGTCTACGATTCCTACACGTTCATTTGGTTTATAGTAATGGATATTGGTACCGAAGAAGATCTCGTTTTCTTCAGCGACGATGAGGACTAACGGGCATTTATCGTAAAATGGTAATTCGTTAGCAGTTTTAGCGTCATACCTAAACATCACAAGACTGCCGATCGTTAGATCAGTGACAACTTTTGACGCTGGTAGTTGGGACTTAAATTCCAAGTTCTTTCTCAGTAAAAATCTGAAACTCCCATAATCTATCGTCGCAGAAATTCTTTGCTGCTTCCCACTTTGCCTGGTTCTTGGCGTATTCGTAGACCTCGGCAACGTATTGCTTAGTCCGTTTTTTCTGTTTTCTCGGTTCTCTTACTTGCTTCGCCGGTTTGATCTCAATCAGACTTTCCTTCACCTGCCCGTTTGACTTGACATATTTGATGTAGAAGTCAGGAAAGTATCGGTGATACTTATTATCTATAGGAGACTTGTATGGAATTACAATCTCTTCAGATGACCATTTGAGCACTCTTTGATTAGTATCACAATATCGCATAAACTTCAACTCCCACAGCGAGCGATAAATGATGTTTGTGGGATCACCTTTGTACTTTTTGGGGTGAGACGGTCTGAACTTCCCCTTATACGACATACATAGTATATTAAATCATCCTCTATTTAGATGGCATCTACGGATAAATTTAAACAGGAAAGATTTTATCTGAAGACCGAGGAGTTGTTGTCGTCAGGCGGATTCACAAATACGGTTCCAGCATTTAATAACTTATACGATGTTTATATTGATATAAACGGTAAAACTCCCGGATTGTCTGATTTCATTAAAAAGCATGGATTGATTGCCACGGAGTCTGGAGATTCCGGTGCTGGTAATTACCTGGCATTGTTTTGCTCTGAGGCGGTTCTACCAGGATCTCAACTCGCAACACAATCTATCGATGGATTGAGACAGGGTGTAACACAACACTTTGCCACATATAGACGATATCCAGATATTAATCTAACCTTTTACTCACAAAAAGACTATTATACTAACGAAGTCTTTAATGCTTGGATGGAATTTATTTCCCCAACATTCAATAATAATTTTAATAGAGCAGATACTTTCACTCATGAGAATCCAACCTATAAACGGTTGAGATACCCTAACACTTACAAGTGTGATATTGACATTACAGCGTTTAGTAGTGACTTCTTGAGTCCTGACAAGAGACTTACAAAGACTTCTACGACTGACAATAGAGAACCAAACTTTATTGAATATAAACTTAAGAACGCATTCCCCACGAATATCGTTGCTGCTCCACTTGCCTACGGACCTGCTAACTTGATTAAGACTACGATCACCTTTAAGTATGATTACTTCTTCATTGATCGCGGTTCTCGTCAATCTGATTCTCAGAACAAACTAACCCGTAAGTTCCGCAACCTTCAAGTAATACCTTTCGAGGGGTAATAAATATAGTCACTGAACTGAATATCAATGCCATTACCGAAGGTTTCAACGCCTACGTTTGAACTAAATCTAATTTCTACAGGAAAAGCAGTTAAGTATCGTCCATTCCTCGTAAAAGAGGAGAAGGCACTGCTAATTGCTCTTGAGAGTGGTGATGAGAAAACCATTCAGAATACTCTAAAGGATG